TTTAAAGCACCCCCCCCGTAGTGCTTCCAGTAATTGCTGATACCTAAGTAGCCTTATTCTCTCCAATTAACCACTGGGGTTTGAAGACAGAGCGTAGTTTTTAACCGGACGCGTAAATATAACTTTCTGTAAGGTATGTGGTCCATGATTATTCAAGGGTTTATCCAAACCCTAATCGTGGATGTAACTCTAACTGCCACAAATTTAGTGATTGCCCGCATCGAAGCACAACGTCGTAAACCAATTACGTTGCACTTTGGTGGTCGTAGGCATAGAGCTAGACGAGTACGTGTGGCGCATACACGAGTTAGAAGACCACAAAATAATGATAATCGGCTGATAGATGATGAGTATGGTGCCATAACCTATCAGACCCCACCCGAATTGACAACCGCTCAACGGTATAGAAGCTTGGATATTAATCTGGGTGTTCCTGATACTGATGGTTCTAACAGTGACGAGTATGATGGGGGTGGTAGATGTTCGCCAGATTATGGTGACGACTACCCCCCTGATCTGTTGGTGGATGACGAGGCAACAGTCAAGGGTGATTCGGTAACAATAACGCCAACCAATACTACCATGGTGGTGTATGATGTTACCGAAAAATCAACCGTGTTAAATGGCACACGCAAAAATCATAATACGACCATGCCATTTTGGTCAGAAAGAGTGTACGATTGGTTCTACCCACCAGCCTTCGAGTTGAAGATGGAAACAAAACATTCTAACGCCCTACTAGTCGACATGTTTGATTATGTTGACCCCACAAGCTTCGATGACATGGACAAGATCAATGCACAATACTCAGCGGTTGACGGTCTCGTTGCAAAAGCAAGGAATAGGAGGAGCAAGCGCAAATTACTTGCAGTTAGAGTGGCTGGTGAGGTCCAGTTGAAAATGGGCAATCGTTTAACAACCGATGGTGCGGTTGGCGCTGCCAATAAGTTAGCAGTAAGAAATTACGCTCGGTCAGTAATGACAGAATTGGGCGTGACGAAACCTCAGCAGGTTGATGTAATAGATGACATCATTGCTCTATGTTTTGTCACTTCGGTTCGGTCGATTGCCTCTGAACACATTGGTGTGGTGGCGAACCGCACCAATAGAGGGACTTACGGTAGTGGCAGGTGGTTCTTCCTTGACCCACGTAGATACTTTCAGTCTACGGTGGGCAAGGAGGACATTTAGGTATCTCCCAGCAGGGGTGAAAGTGTTCTGACCGTTACAAAGGTGTCCCAATCATTATTGGTTGAACATTACGGCAAGAACTCCATGCACGTCACCCTTAGCTGCGGAGTCCCTAAAATAAGACACATTACAGCATTAATCAACGCCGGCGTGGGCCACGATTATAATGTGCACAGCAACGACATTCATGTCTTGGAAAGGGCAATTTTGGAGAGAATATTCTTTGTGAAAACTCCGAACGGTTTTTCCCCCCCCCCTAAGCCAAAACCCCATGCATTTACCAAGAGGTTAAAGTCCTTTTCCGCAATGATGCATACACTTAGCGTTAGCCTAACGCCGATGACCTACGAAAATTTCGTATTGAGCTACGTCGGTAGGAAACGCCAAGTATATGAGAGAGCGGTGGCTAGTCTATTAGTCACAGACTGGTCCAGTAAAGATGCAAGGGTTAAGGCTTTTGTAAAAGTCGAGAAGCACAATCTGACCTTAAAACCAGATCCAGCTCCTCGAGTTATACAACCAAGGGACCCAAGATACAATGTCAGCGTTGGTATTTATATAAAACCTCTGGAAGGTTTAGTGTATGAGGCTATCGGTGACATATTTGGTCACCCGACTGTCATGAAGGGCATGACGGTCATTGATGTCGGCAAATACATGCGTGAGAAATGGGACATGTTCGATAACCCGGTTGCTATAGGATTAGATGCATCTAGGTTTGACCAACACGTCTCAGAACAGGCCCTCCGATGGGAGCATTCAGTGTACAAGCACTATTTCCCTTGGAGCAAGGAGTTTGCAGCTCTACTGAACCTGCAACTCCACAACTTCGGTACAGGTTACACCCCAAACGGTCGTTTAAGATATAACATTAAAGGTTGTAGGATGTCTGGCGACATGAACACGGGTTTGGGTAATAGTCTACTGATGTGTGCCATGGTTCACGCGTATTTCGACTCAATTGCAGTTCGTGTACAGCTAGCTAATAATGGAGACGACTGTGTTGTCTTCTTGGAACAGCGTGATCTTAGCAAGCTGTCGACCCTGCCACAGTGGTTTACTGAGATGGGGTTTACAATGGTTGTAGAACAGCCAGTTGACGTATTTGAACGGATAGAGTTCTGTCAAATGCAGCCAGTCAATACTGGTTACGATTGGATAATGGTCAGGAAACCAGCTTGTGCATTAGGTAAGGATATTATTACTTATAACAGTGTACAAACTGAGAAGGACTGGACCTTTTATTGCCAAGCCGTGTCAGACTGTGGTTCAGCATTGTACGGGCATCTACCAGTGTTTTCTGGGTTTTACCCCAGCCTGGATAGGAAACGTGTTGTTAAGTATAAAGGTAACCCTAATTTGACTGGTGGTCTATTTTATTGGGATGCACCCACAGATAAACGTGTGGATGAAACTACTGTTCGTTACAGTTTTTACCTTGCCTTTGACATCACACCCGACGAACAAATCGCCATTGAGAGGTACTATTCTAGTACCAATCATCGGTGGTCGCAGAGTGACCCAGATAAGCCTGATTTTAAAGCACCCCCCCCGATACAAGATAACCTTATCAACATACATTCCCAAGTTTTATCGCATTTAGTTTAATAACCTATAACTATAATCAATCAACATGCAATTAGTTAAATTTGCCGCACAGAACCCCGCTGCTACCAGGGCTCTGACAGAACAAATAGTAGCCGCAGCTATGGCTGCCTCTGGCCCAATTTCCCGGGCTATGTCAAATAGGGCGAAACGTAATGTCCCCAATACTCGTCAACCCCAAAAAGGTTCATCTAACGGTAAGTTCAATCGACAGTTAACTATCCAAGATTACATGCCTCCCCAAGCAATTAACATGCCCATGTACCGTCGAACTCCCAAGTTCAATGGCCGCAGTGAAGGAAACATTGTAATATCTAACACCGAACTGTTGACCACACTGACCTTCCCTACTGGATTAACTACTAATGTCCGTACTGTTCAACCCGGTATTGCTAGTATGTTCCCGTGGGCTAGTGCCATCGCAAGTAATTTTGAGAAATACAAGATTATTTCCTTATCGTTTAGATATAAACCTTCCGTTCCGACGAGCACTGCTGGGGCCATCGTTATGGCTTTTGCTGTGGACCCCACAACCATTAATGCTGATGTAGCCACTATCCAAGAGATCTCACAATACCCGCAATATATCGACAATTCAGTTTTCTCTCCCTATGAGTTGAAAATTGAATCAAAATACCTTAATCATGAGTTGTTTGTTAGACATGGTAATGTACCATCTACTGACATAAAAACTTATGACGCTGGTGCATTTATATTTGCGGTAGATGGTCTTGCCGCCACCACAACCATTGGGCGTATGTACGTTGATTATCAAATTATGTTACAAACCCCAAAATCACAATTTTGCCCTGGCGCAGATCTTCTACTAACTTCAGGATTAACATCAGCCAACTTGTTTGGCGCTGCTGGTTCAAGTCTGAACTTTACAGGCACTGATATCACTATAGATAATCTAACAAACTCATTCCGTGTCAATTGGCGTGGTACCGGTTCATGGTACATGGTGATGTCAATTAACAGTGTGAGTGATGGTAACGTCACTTTCACCAACACCGCGAATACTACGGTTACGCCGTTCACCCTTGCTAGAGACAACGGCAATGCAACCAAAATATTTAGATTCTATGTAAATGCCAGCGATTTCAATTCGTCCACAACATTCACAACAGCTTTAGCATTTGGTGTGGTTAGTGCTTCACGTATAATATTAACACCACAACCAGAAACAACACTACCACCAAATTAGCTATAGATAATTAATATAATAGAACAAATTATGAATAAAAGAAAGCCAAACAAACAATAGAAAATACAAATGACCGAATTGGGGAGGTGGTTCCAAACCGATTCGATGTTAAAACAATAGAAAAACATAATAATCAAATAAACAGAATCTTACCCATCATGCTGGTGGTCTTTCGTTTAAGCTCTAGCATTTGGTGTGGTTAGTGCTTCACGTATAATATTAACACCACAACCAGAAACAACACTACCACCAAATTAGCTATAGATAATTAATATAATAGAATAAATTATGAATAAAAGAAAGCCAAACAAATAATAGAAAAATACAAATGACCGAATTGGGGAGGTGGTTCCAAACCGATTCGATGTTAAAACAATAGAAAAACACAATAATCAAATAAACAGAATCTTACCCATCATGCTGGTGGTCTTTCGTTTAAGTTGCCTAAGGTAGGCTGACTGGTGTGGAGAA